TAAAAAACACATCATCGGCGGACGTTGGCACAGCTTGACCGCCAGCGCCGCCAGAGGTCAGCGCCCACTTGGTTCCCGCAGTTCCGTCCCATGCAGCGGTGCCCCCAACCCAATAACGGTTTGCCATGCTTACACTCCTACAGGCTTGAGGACAGTCTGACCCTCAATCTGAATCTTCTCGTACTGCACGCCGTCAATCTCCACGTAGGCAGGCGCAGGAGGTGCAGTCACAATAGCAATCCAGTTGTCCACCCGCTCTTGTTTCAAGGATTCAATAGTGGCTTCATCCGGCACTGCATCGTCCTCAAAATACAAAGCATCGCAGAACTTGCCGTGTGCGGTATCAACGCAAAAATCAATCTTCATGGCTGCTCCTTATGCTTGTGTCGTCACTGCGATCACATCCCAGCGGGTGTTGTTGGCGTTGTAGATGCAGCCGACATAGGTTGTCTTGCTGGCTGTAGTGGCCGTCGGCAGTGTCACGCCAATGGCGGTGTACGTTGCGTTCCAAGTAAGTGTGCGAGACGTACCGTTGTCCAAAATGCGAAAGATTAGTTTGTTGCCATCCACGGGCGTTCCTGTCGGAGCGTTGATTGTCAAGCCTGCTGCAAGCGCGGTATAGGCATACTGGTCAGCAGTAGCAATTGATGGGGTCAGCGACGACGCCGATGCTGCACTGACGACACGGGGGTCGATGCGCTTGTTGGTCAGGGTTTGCGTAGCGGTCGTACCTGCAACATCAGTTAGGGTGTTGCTGGAAAAGGCAATGGTCTTGTTAGTCAGCGTGGCACTGCCGGTCCCGGTTATAAACCCTGACGCGGCGTTTGCAGCGTTTCCAAGAGCAGTGAGCACCCCAGTGCCGGTAGTTGTGGTTGATGGAGCCGCCCCCGCTCCGCCGCCAATAACCAGCGCGTTTGCAGTAAGTGCAGCAGAGGTCGCCCATGTGGTTCCGCTTGAGAAGTACGGGATGCCCCCAGATGTACCGGCAATCGTAAACGCAGGAGTGGTTGTTGGGTTTGCGACGGAAACAATACCACCAGTCCAACTGACCGATGACACCGTGCCCGAGGAAGTGCTGGGTGTGTACGCCTCCCAAGCGGTATTGCCTGCGTTGATCCGAAGAGACTGTCCTGCTGCGGGCGTCACCGTGGTGAGCGTGTCGGCGGAATTTGCTACAAAAATTGACCGCGCCGCAATTGTGGTGTTCCCTGTGCCCCCTCGTGCAACGGATAGCGTCCCCGTTGTACCACCCACAATAGGAAGCCCCGTTGTGTTGGTCAATGTGCCGGATGCTGGAGTGCCAAGGGCAGGAGTGACCAAGGTTGGGGAATTGGCAAATACCAATGCGCCAGAACCCGTTTCATCGGCAACCGCAGCGGCAAGGTTCGCAGAGGAGGGCGTCCCCAAGAAAGTTGCAACCCCTGCCCCAAATGAGGTAATCCCCGTGCCGCCGTTTGCAACGGCCAACGTGCCCGCCACCGTTACCGCACCGGAAGTTGCTGTAGAGGGCGTCAGGCCAGTTGTGCCAAAAGATATTGTGGACACACCATCAGCAACGCTTGAGGCAATTTTTACAAAGTCCGACCCATCCCATGCAGCTAGGCATTTCTCGCCAGACACAATGGTCACGCCAGTAGTGGGGCCAACACCGCGCAAAACGATAGAGCCCGTACCTGCATTGATGACGATGTACGGCTTACTGCGAGCAGGGGCCGTAATGTTGCGTGTCGTGGCCCCGTTGCTGGCCGTCCAACGAAGGATGGCTTGACGCGCTTGGTTAGCTGCAAGGACTGTATCCGTCAGCGTAACATCTGCATCCAGACTGAGTGTTGTTGTGCCAGCAACTGCCGAATCAACCAGCGAGGTGATAGAGTCGTTAACAACATCGCCCCATGTGCCGTCAAGTTCGCCCTCAACCGGCAGTGCCAGCCCGAGCAGTGTGGTGTTTCCAGTTGTCATTTACAACCCCTATTGTGTGTTGATGTCAGTCCATGCAGTAGACTGCCCATTATTTATGGTAGCCCATGCCATAGTCTGCTCGTTGTTGATATTTTGCCAGTTTGGGGTTTGGGTGTCATCCACTTCTTCCCAATACCTCCGCCCCGCTGGTGTGTCTGTAGCCGTTGCAGTTTCAAGCAGCCCAGCCATGAAAGCCGCGCTGGCAATGAGCGCATCTACTCCAGTTGCCGTTTCCACCACTTCACTCAGTGCTTCGTGTGTTGTGTTGGTGCTATCTGCCCCTGAAGCAGCCTCGTCAACTACCCCACCTACTGTTAAGTTACCTGTTACGTCATCGGTGCCCGTAGCCGTCTCATCCACATTACTGTAGAACGCAAACGCCGCAGCAGATTCGTCGGTACCCGTGGCGGTTTCATCGACCGCAGTGGTGTAATTTGCAGATGCGCCAATGTCGTCGGAGCCAGTCGCTAACTCGTTCACTGCCCGGGTGTACTCCGCTTGTGCAGCGGTGGTAGCAGAACCTATTGCCGTCTCAATAACCGCCCGAGCGTATTCTGCCTGCGCAGCGGGGGTATCGGTACCCGTGGCGGTATTCAGCACCGCTGCATACGCTTGGATTGTTGTAGCTACAGCATCTGTACCCGTAGCTGTTTCAGAGATCGTAACTTCAATGGCTGGGGCAGCGGAAATAACCTCGGTACCTGTTGCAGTCTCGTTAACCGCGCAACCATACACCGAGCCGCCCCAAGCGGCTTGGCCCCAAGTACCAGAACCCCATCCGCCATCGGCCATGGATCATCCTTAGCCAGCGAGGCTGAAGGTGTAGGTCACGTTCAAAATGTCGCCAGACACCACGGAGCGGTCACCGGGGGCGCTAAAGTCGGCAGCAGAGAACAGTGTGCCGGTTGTACCACCCTTGGTGTTGTTACTGGTCAAGAACGCGCCACCCACAACGGTCGTGCCGTTGATAGAGAACACTGCCTTGCTAGATGTGTTAGTCACAACCGAGGGGTTGGCCAGCGTAGCAGCGGCCAGCGTAGCAGTTGGGCGAGTAGCCTCGCTGTACGCAGTAACTTCGGTCCAGCCTCCGTGCGACAGCATAGTGTCCCCGGCAGAGGGGGAGTTGGTGGAACCAGAACCATACAGGCCCAAATACCACGTGGTGATCTGTGCGGTGCTGGTAAGTGCTGCACCTGCCATGTACTGAAGGCCCTCGTTGACCACAAGATTCTTGGACTCAGTAACCCACTTGAGGTTGCCGTCCTTGTCATAGCACTCGACAGTGTACTTACCGGTAGCCGTGGCCTGCTCCGCTGCGCCGGTAGACGCGCAAAGGCCGCCAGCAACAACGTCAATGGCTTTTGCTTTTTCAATACTCATGGTAACTCCTTAGTTGGAAGAGCGGATCAACGCTGAATCCGCTGTGTTTGCTGGCATGGTGATGGTGAGGTTTGCGGACGTTTTGTCCGAGCCAAAGTCCAGCACTGCAATTGCTCGGTTGGCTTTGCTTGAATTGTAGATAAGAGCGCAACGCGCAGTCACCGCCGCGTTAAACACCACGTTATTAAAATTAACGTACGCAGTGAACCCGGAACTATTGATGGTCACTCCGGTTATCGTAACGCCCCCGGCCACATACCCCGTACCGATTACCTCATTGCTGGTAGTGTACGCGGTCGTTGCTTCGTTGAGGGTGGCCTCAGCGGTGTACAGGGCGATCTTGAGCACGTCGGTGGTCAGATCGTGAATGCCCTGATATAGCTCCTGCTTGAAGCTGGTGGTCTGCGTTTGAAGAATGTTGCTCATGACACAGGCATCCGGAATTGGCCATCACGGTACGCATCCATGCGCTGCTTACCATCGCCAAGTTGTTTGAGCAGGCTGATCGCTTGCAGGTACAGCTTCTCGTAGTTTTCTACGTCAGCCGCTTCACCCTTCATAAAGCGGATAGCCTCAATGAGCGCCCCGTTTAGAAGTGCGGAGTCAAAGTTGTCGCCAAGCCACGTAGTGCCCGCTGTCACGATTGACTCGGGGTAATAGTAGTAGTGCAACTCCGCGCCATACGCAACATCAGGTGTAGGTCCGACAATGAACGACAGTTCATTCACATCATCTGAACGTGGGCCAAAGATTGCGTAATGTTTTGGCAACCCCGTGTCTGTTGGCGTGGGGTACGCTTCACGGATGAAGTTGACATCCTTGTTCAACAAATACAAATACTCACCATTCGGTTTGATAACCGCGATACTGTAGACAGACAAAAAGTCCGCTGGTGCAGAAAGGTACTTGTTGTTCGTAGTGAACGCCCCAGTGACGTTCTTGCGCAAGTTGGCCAACTGCACCGTGTTGTAGATTTTCTGTTCAGCCTGTCTGGTGAACATATCCAAAGCACTATCTGGAAAATTGTTTTCGCAGATGTCTTTGATATTTTGTTTCAACTCGGTGTAGTTCATTGCCACCTCTTAGGCCATGGGGCCACGTGCCATTTTGCCTTTGGTCTGAGCTTTGCCACCGCGCACGGTAATGCCCGAGGTTTTTACCCCCGGAGCAGGACGGCTGGCGATGTTGCCTACCACTACCCGGGTGTTTGACAACTCGCTCAGATCGGGGCCAACGCCCGGATTGCTTGCGACCGTAACACTTTTACCGCTCATGGTGTGCGGCTTGGCATAGGCCGACGCAGGTTTGTTGTTTACCATATTAGCCTCCACGGCCAGCGCCGCGCTGGTTCATGGCGCGAGCCATGTTGCGACCGACATTCTTAGCCTGCATGCTAGTGATACCACCCTTGGCCATCTTCTTGACGTTAGCGTCAGGATGTGCGGCCTTGGGACCTTTGGCCATATGCGCCTTCAGTGCTTGTTTTGCGTCCATTTCTGGCTCCTTTTACGATACTGTAACTGTACCAACACTTGTGGTAGCAACCAAGTAGTTTGGTGTAATCCCAGCGTCGCTGGCACGAGACCCCCCTACCGGGTACCACCCCCACTGAATATCCCGTGAACCCCCCGTCAGGTTACCTGCGTTATTCACACCTGCGGTCACGTACGTCGTGTCCCGGCGTGGGTTGCGCAGAGCCTGCGGATCATCCACAGGATACATCCCCAACTGCAACTGGGGCTGATCAGGGTCCCAGCATTCGTTGCAGACCAAGATGTTATACCGCTTGGTCTTGATGATTTCCTCTTTGAGTTCCTTGAGTTTAAAGCGGAACCCGCAGCGATCACATATCGCAATCGCCCATTTACCGGAGGCGAAGCGATTACCCATTACATGCCACTCCCAATAAAGCTACGGCGAGGCACAAAGCGCACAGCGGCCTTCTCGCGGTCTTCACCAGCGGCCAGATCAAATTGCTCGTCGTACGCCTGCTTGAGCATGGGTAGGCGCGGAGCAAGCTCGGGCACCTTCATGGCAATGTAGTAAGCAAGCCCCGCAACAACGCAGGGTAGGAAACGGAAATTCATGTCCGCAGTCTGTACACCGGCCCCAGCATCCTGCACGCGGCGCAGGCGATAGTAGATTAACTGGTACGACTGGGAGTTGTCAGGTGTAAGCCACAATGTCACACATGGCAGGTTGGGGTTGACGATAGCGTCCCCGTTGGAGTGCGACGCCGCTGTCGTGTTGTTTTGCCCACGGAACACGCCACCCAGCGCATTTCCGTCAATCGACCCATACGCGATGTCCTCGGCCCCAATGCGAATGAAGCCCGCGCTTGGCAGGCCAACAGTCGTGGACAGCGTGATTGTCGTGGTTGTGGAGTTGATGGCCCCTACCAATGTAGTGTTGGTAGGTGACGCCACGCCAGACAGACGCTGAATCCAGATTTGGATTGGACGCCCGGGGGCCAGCTTGTTTGGGATGGTTGCGTAGGTAGAAACACTGATACGCGTGATGGTCAAATCGGCCTGTGTGGACGCACTACCCGCGCCAGTGCGGATGACGTGCTCAAGCAGATCAATGGTGTCCAGCGGCAGTGCGTACGTGTTCAGGCCCGGAGTCAGGGGGATAGTGCCCTGCTCAATAGTCCACATGTTGATGCCCCGGTTTTGCCACTCGATGGTCATCAAGTTCATGGAGCGACGTGCGGTACGCAAGTCGTAGCCAGAACGCATTTCACGACCCGCACGCTCCCACGCTTCCTCGGCGATGTCCGTGAAGTCCAGTGTGAAGTCGGTCGAACCGGAAGTGCTCATTTAGCGAAACCCCGCTGTTTTCTTGGCAATGTTCTTGGGCTGGGCAACAAACTGCTTGCCCTCGGCCTTACCCGCACGTTTTGCCCGGGTAGTAGCCGCGTACTCAGCCGGTGATAGGGATTTTATGGCAGCTTCGGGCAAATACCGCTCCCCCGTCTTGGAAGACGGTTTGCCAGACTTGGTGCGCCATTTCTGGTCAGTCCAGTCCTTGAGCGATTTTTGCGGTGCTTTAGTCACGATAGCCCCCGCCCTTGGACTTGTACTGCTTGGCCAGCAACTGCGCTTTGCGAGCGCTCCACTGACCTGCGGCGGTACCCTGCACAGCCTGCCCTTTGATCTTCTCGAAGAGTGACTTGCGCATGCCCGGCTTGGTGTAGTTGCCTGCCTCGTTGACCTTGGACTTGACGGCTCCACCTTCCGCGTACATGGTGAACTCGTCGCCGTCCTTACGATGCTTGGTTACACCGTTGTCGTCGAACTTGTCACCATCCTTGCGACGCATGGTTTTTCCGCCCGGCATCTTGTCCTTGCGAATCGCGCCCATACCCCGGCTGGCCATCATGTCGTCACCTTAGATCATCGTACCGCGTGTCTTACCACGCTGGGCACAACCATCGGCACGCTTGGACGCGGAGCCAACCTTGCCACCCTTGGCAAAACGCTCGGGGCTAGGCATGGCTTTGTCATAAGCGGCACCGGCAGCTTCTTGCGCGGATTCGTCTTTGGCTTCCTGAGCCATGGCCTTACGGCGGGCACGAATTTCGGGGGTCACCACATCGTCCAGCGTCATCTCGGGACGGCGGGGTTTGTAGGCTTTTGCGGCTTTGGGGGTCATGGGCATGTTGTGCTCCTTAAATTAGCACTTGCCGCCACCGGCCATCTTGACCTGCATAGCCTTGGTCTTGCCTTTTTTGGCAATACCATCAGCGGCTTTATGACCGGCTGCAAGACCACCAGAAGCGTAGCCAGTCTTGCCACCCTTCTTCATACCCTTCATTTCGGCCATCTCATGCTTGATCATGGATTTGGGGGCACCGGCTTTTTTCATGAAGCCGACTTCCTTTTTCGCCATTGCTTTGGACTCTTTCATATCGCCACCTTCTTTGAACTTGCGGCCCTTGTCCGCGTTGGAGAACTCTTTGCCCACCGATTGTGGGACGCCTGCTTTCTTGGCAAAGGCGGGGTTATTAGCCACCGCCGCCATGAAATTGTGTTGTTTCTTGCTAACCGAGGGCACTTCGCTGCTCCTTCATGAACTCGTCGAGCTTTGCATCAAGCCGATCAAGACGCTGGATAACCCGGTTCATGTCGTTGTGCATGTCCGTCTTTGCCACAAACTTCTCGGCATTTTCTTCCCGCGTTTTGCTCAGCAAGATGGACAGGCGCTTAACTTCGTCATGGGAAATTTTTACCCAAAACAAAAGTAGCGCCGAAGCAAACGACAGGACGGTATTCCAGACCGGCAGTTCCATTTCAGCACTTCCATCTTTTCAAAGCCGCAGCTTTGCGGGTTGGTTGACCTTTTTCGTCTTTCATCGGACCGGGCATACCCGACATCCGGGCGCAGAACGAGTCCTTGCGAGGGCCACCCTGCGGCTGCGGAGCCTTGAGATTGCTGCCCGTTGCAGCGTTGTACTTAGCGCGCCCCTTTGCAGTCAAGCCCGCGCCCTTGGAGACCGGCAGCTTTTCGCCACGGCCAACCGCA